GCAAACTCACCTCCAAAAATGGAAGTAAGAATACTAATCTGAAGAGCAATTGGCAAACGGTCAGTTGCAGCAGATAAATCATAACCAAATGATTTTTGGGATACTTTGACTTTAAGCATACATCTTTTCACGGATGCATACTGGTCAAAAGTCCCATCATTCGGAAGAGTTTTTAAAAACTCGAATAATCAATCATGCAAAGGCTTTAACACACATTGTGTTCAAACATCTACAAGAGCAAATACTCTGACTTTTCCGGCAGCTTCCTTTTTCGCGGAAAGCTGACCAATATTAGTTCCAGACCATGAGTCCTTTACTGGACTTACGGCCAAGAGTTCTGACATTGATCAATGATCAGATAATTTATTTACAGCTTTTCATAGCCGAGATAAATTATATGAACCATTCTTTTCAATGAAAAATTCTAAGGAGCTGGATAATCCCAAATGCTTTAACAGTAGAGCATCTGGTATTAAACCAGCCCAAGAAGTTCTTGAGGAAGGAGAAGCAGACTCCAGTCATAAAAATGACCCTGGAGATAAAGGTCTTGGATTACGTTTCCGGAAACTAGATGATAAAACACCTAATTCCTTAGAAATCTTATCTAAAACAATTTTATCCCCAGAGAAAGCATCTGTTATGGTATTCAACTTTAATTTGGATGGGCAACTCAGTACTCGGTAAATAGAAAATAACGTAAGTCATCATCTAATTACAGAAACTGAACCCGAACAAATTGCCCTTCTGTCTCTTAACGGAATAAACCGAGGGAGACCAGAAGAGGAAAGTCTAGGAAGCGGTAAATCTGAGACTAGAGCCCTTAAGCTTTTAATCTTATCTTTACCTATCTGCTTCTGAACAGCTAGTTGACATGCCTTTAAGTAACTTACGGCAAATACTTCTCCATGATGCTTACGCATCCGGAGGATATATTTACCAAAGTTATAAGCTTGTACAGATCTACGTGACAGGTTCATTGATCCAGAAAAACAGGTGGCGACAAGTCGTCACCCAATTTTTTTAATCAATGCTAATAACTCAAAAGAGTTATTTAGTGAAACCAATTTATCAGATTCAACATAATCATTAAAAGCTTTAGACAATGAAATTCATTTTGTGTTTTTCATAGTTTAAAATTTTAATATTATTTTGGAACAATTATACACTTTCTCAAAAAGAGGTAAACTCCACTTTTGACATTCTTAAATTCAAAAGCTCCTTAAGGGAGTGGTTAACTATCTCAAGTTAACAACCGACTTTACAGATGTCCATAAGGGGACCAACCCTTATTTCTTCTTAAGAAGTAATTATAATTGGATCAACGAACTGACAAATTTGCCTTGTTCCTCTTTTAAAAGGGAGGCCAAGTACAAACCCGCTAGTAGGTCTCAGTATCTATCATCTTCCTTTTGGGAGAATGATAGGCTATACTAATCTCAAACAAGTTAATAGTACCCTGCGATCAGGATGCCCTCGAAAGAGGATCTGACCAGACACTATTCCTTTGTCTGTTGTAAAACACACTAAGGAGCCTTCTTTTAAAAAGGCACCAAAATGGGTTTATATGGGGGTTAATCTCCCATGGTTCCCAAGTATCATCGAA